TTCGAATGTCAGCAATCACTCTATACCAATCTACGTCCAGTGGGATTTCGCTCAGTATGTACGTGTCCGGTTACGTTGTCGCCGGTTTTTCCACAGCGGTATTACAATCTGGCCCGCTAACCTTATGTGCTGATGATTATTTGCCTTTAGAGTGTTCTAAAAGTGCCTGTCGAAGTTTTTGTGAGCCGCCTACACGTACATTAATAATTCCGTTGTAGTAATCGTCAGTTTCTAAAACTCTACGATCAAATTGCTCTCTTGCCTCTATGTATGACATTTCTGCCCTGCTTTTACACAGGTAAAGTATTTCTCTTGTGAAGTTTTCTGGGCCTAGTTCTGCTACGTCTGCGTTTAAGCGATCTGATGAACCCCAATAGTCCTTCCAATCACTTTCTTTTGTACTGCGTCTTTTGTTTTTCTTGCCTTTAAGGGGAGGTTTTGTGACTTTAAATTTAGCTAGTTTTTTGCCTATATACTTTTGCCCAGTAATAAGGTTGGTGATAAGGTAAACAAATCCTTCGTATTCGTCCGGAATAGTATCAATTTGTTTACCTTCATAAGTCCATAGCATGAACTTACTTATTACGACTTGCCTCTGCCTTTGTTATATTTGGTATTAACGTTGGTATAAAAGTATTCTTTGTTTTCAACAAGCCTTACGTTTACAATTCTACGTATCTCTCTAAGCCATTGTTGTGCAGCATAGTATGTGCGATACGTTCTCTTTTGTTCCCACTTCTCATTTGCCTTAAAATATTCTAAATATGCCTGTACTAACTGATCGTGTGTATCATTATCCATTATAGCATCCTTAGACTACAATGTCAACATCATTTTCATATGATGTGAACCCATTTTCTTTAATTACTTTCATAACGTGGTTAACTCGTCCTGCAATTTCGTCTTTGTGTGAAATAAGGAAGATGTTCTTATCACGCTCACGTCCCATTTTCTTGAGAACACCTAGTGCATTCTCAACACCAGCAGTGTCCATACCTGAATCTACAAGCTCGTCGATAAACAACAAGTTAATATTCTGATACAAACTTTCCCAAACGTCACGGAATGCAAAGCTCATGCCTAGGATAAGTCTGTTGCGCTCGCCTCGTGACAAGTTATCAAAGTCTAAATCCTGACCTAGTTGTGTAATCATAACACTTAGATCGTTTTGGAACTCTACTTGGTGCGGAAGACCTAGTTTGTTGAGGTAATATGTAAGTCTATTGTTCAAGTACGCTAAGTTTTGATCAATAATCTTCTTACGAATGAAACTATCTTTGTTTGTAAGCAGTTTCAACAAGAACTCTTGATGTTCTTTAAAGCTCGTAAGGTCGTTTACAGCACCCCAATCAATTTCTTGAATAGCAGTTTCGTTTAATTCGTCGATTTGTGCTTGGTAAGGGTCTTGTTCTGCTTCTTTACTTGACAGTGCTTGCTTTAGACTGTCGACATTGCTTCTGTGATCGTATGCATCTTTTGCAGTTTCGTAGAAAGTACTAGGACGACCGTTGATGTCACCGATTTCTTCTAGTCCTGTAATAACTTCTTGCAGTTTATCTGCAACTTCTGTCTGATATGCTAGTGCATCTTCGAGTTCTTTTGCTTTTCGTGCTTCGAGTTCTTCTTTCTTATCGTCATGAAGTGCTTGACCACAAGTGTAACAAGTAGCGTCATCTAGTTCTGCAATGTCCTTTTCAGCCTTCTCAACACTCTTAGTAGCCCGCAGTAGAGCACTCTCAAGTGTGCCTTTTTCTTTGTTTAGTGCAGTAATTGCATTGTTCATCTCAGTCCAATTTGCCAATTTTTCATGCAAATCGAGCTCGTTTTCGATGTCTAACTGCTCTAATTCAGCAATACTTGCTTGCAATTTTTCGCAATCTGAACGCTTTTTTGCCTGCCAAGCACGTTGATTCTTCTTTAGATTTTCAATTGTGCTTTCGATTTTACTGTTAGCAGTTTGTATTGCTTCAATCTTTAGTGTTTCTTGAGTAATTGCATCTTTAGTTTGTTTTGTTTGTTCTTTTAGTGCATCGGCCTTTTCTGTTAGGATAGTAATACCCAACAACTGCTCGATGATAGCACGTTGATCGTTTGCTCGCATACTCAAGAACGGTTCTGTATAGGTATTAAGTGCAACAATGTGTTTAAACATGTCGTGACTCATACCTAACAAGTCATCAATGGTCTCTTGTGTCTTACGACTGTCACCTTGCGACTCGTCTGTTAGTTCTTGCTCGTGATCGTTGATGTAAAACTTTAGAACATTGGGGCTACGACCGCGCTCAATACGATAGTCCATGCCATCTTTTTCGAAATGCAACGTAACTAACATACCTTTTGAGTTAGTTTTGTTAATTAGGTTGTTTTTCTTAATGTTTGTAAGTGCAGTACCATACAATGCATATGACAGTGCGTTGATAATAGTAGTTTTACCAGTACCATTACGTGATCCGCTGTCATCACCGCCTTGATCTAAGTTTTCACCTAGCACAAGAGTTAACTTTTCTTTGTTAAAGTTTACAGCCTGGGTCTGGTTGCCCACGCTCATGAAGTTTTTTACTGTGAGGTCTTTTACTTTTATCATTCTAAGCCATTATAGATATCTAGTAGTAATTTTTTATCGAAGCTGTCTGTGTCTAACTGTGTAATTTCGTTAGATACAATTTGATCGACGCTAACAAACGCACTAATGTCCAAGTCGGTGGTAATTTCTTCCATCTGCTTCTGTGGAATTAGTGTAATCTCTCGACATTCGTATTGATTAATAAACGTTTCTTTAATAAACTGTGCTTCTTCATAACTAATCGGCAAGTCAAGCTCTACTCGCAAGTACATTTTACTTTTGATTATGCTATCTTGATCATCGATCAGTTTGCTAAGTTTAATTGTACGATACTTTGGACAGTTAGGCCAGTTGATGTACTCTGGTTCACCGTCGTTTGCACGATCGAGTATCATCATACCGCGTTCGTCGTCCCATGTATCAGCGTAGTTGTGAGGAAACGCATTACCAATGTAATGAATATGTCCTTGCTTTTGTCTTTTATGGAAGTGCCCGCTAAACACGTACTTCTGATTCTTGAAGTGTTCTGCTCTAAGTTCGCCATGATCGGGCATTTGTACCATTGCATTCATATAAAAGCTAGGAAGCTCAAAGTGTCCAAACATATATTTTGCTTTAGACTTTTGAATCTTTTTCCATTCGTCGCCTACAAGCCAAGGAACAAGCGTTACATCTTCTTCTTCGTAAATTTCGTCAACAAATGTAATGCCTGGAATGTGCTTTCCGAACATAGTAGATGCAACATCACGTTTATCTTTGTAATACAAGTCGTGATTGCCAACAAACATGTAGAACTTGTCAAACGCTTTGCCTAGTTTTTCTAGACTGCGAATAGTTGCATCCATAGTGGACAAGTTTAAGCTATTGCGGTTATGGTGCCAGTCACCGCAAAAGATACCAGTTTCGCAACCGTGCTCTTTTGCAGTAGCAATGTACCAATCAATGAATTCTTCACAATCGTCGTTGTGAATCTTACTGTTGCCTTTTAGTCCGAAATGTATATCGGTAAAGACTGCTGCTTTGTTAAACAAGGTGTGTATTCTCCATACATATATACTGTGTTTAAGTATACGTGATATTTACACACCTGTCAACCATTAATCTTCAGAAGATGGAGAGAAATCAGTAAATGAAGAGTGACTTGCTTCTTCGTTGCGTTTAACACTTGCTTCCCACTCGCCTTCGTTTTGACGAGTGTAACTAGGATTCATGTCATTCATTTCTAGAATGTCGTCACGAATGTTTTGATTACGTTTTTCGATATTAATTACACGAACAAAACTGTTAGTTACAGCCGCAGTGTAGTAAGCAAATGGATTATCTGATTTAGATTCGTCAAACTGTAGACCAATTTGTGCAAGTTGAAGGATTGCTTGCCCTTTCATTTCGTCATTGTATGTGTAACCACGAACGTTACCACGAGTTGCATAACGATCTACAAGTTTAAGCCACATTAGAGCAAGTTTGTCTGTTGCCTTACCGTGTCCTAAACTAAAACAATTTGTGCAAGTTGAAGGATTGCTTGCCCTTTCATTTCGTCATTGTATGTGTAACCACGAACGTTACCACGAGTTGCATAACGATCTACAAGTTTAAGCCACATTAGAGCAAGTTTGTCTGTTGCTTTACCGTGTCCTAAACTAAAACTTCCGTTTTCCATACCGCCTTGCCAATGACTTTTACCTACACAAATAATTTCATCTTCTTCATTGTACTTAAAGTGCTGAAAAGGAGGAAAGTTTAGTTTAACTTTAGTGTCTGCTATAGTCTTTGGATTCTTTTTACGACCTGGTTCTTCTGGAATATGGTCAAATGTCATTACACGAAAGATTAATTCTTCTTTTGTAATGCTGTCTGGGCTAACTTCGCATTCGGCTTGTTTAACTTTTTCGCCTGCCATCTTGCGTCTTTCGTACTCAGCAGTGCTCAAACGTTTTGCTTTGTTTTTTCTTGCTTCTTCAACTGTATCTTTGTTGATTTCGTCTACACTAGATACAATAATATCAAATTGATGGTGTAGTTCGTTGTCAACATAGCTGCAAAATGTGTTCTTTGACCTATGTATTTCTGATAAAATGTCTTTGTTGTTGAGGTAATTACGTTTTCTCAAGGTACTCTCCTAATAGTTATACTTATTATAATATACGTTGTTAATTCTGTCAACTAAATACTGTATAGGAGAATTACCATGGCATTCCCGTTAGGAAACAGATTAAAATC